GGCGTCATGGTTTTGGAAATGCGCTCCAGTTCCCGGTTGGTGTTCTTGTCGCGCACGCTGATGTACGAACCCGTGTCCTGATAGTTGAATTCAGGACTGCGAGTCACATCCAGCAGCTTCATGCCGCCTGACTTGTTCAACACATATGAAATCGGAGTGCCCTTTGGACTTACGCCAAATTGTGGCGTGGTGCTGTATTCCTCTTGCGGCTTAATTTTGTAGGCTTGATTCAGGAATTTTTCAGCGTCATCAGGACGGTTAAATTGGTTAGCAATGTCAGCCTTGCGCATGAGTTCATCAAATCGCAAATCTGTTTTTGATGGCGCAGCAGGCGCAGGGGGGGCGACTTGCGCAGACTCCATGATGGATGCACGCTGTGGTGTTGGTCCAAAACGCCCAGCGGAACTAACTGGAGCGGCTTGGCTGACAAGGCTAGCTTGCGCTGCGTTCAGTGGCTCCATGGCTGGTGCTTGAGTTGGTGCAGCCATTGGCCCGGCCAACTCGGTCTGATATTTTGCAAGGCGCTGCGCTTCCTTCAACTTTTCACCGAGCATCAGGTCTTGCAGCGATCCAGCACGGGCTTGTTGGTAGCCCTGCTGACCAGCCTGCAAGGCAGAGCCAAGGGCTTGGCCAAGGCCAATGCGCTGGCGGCTGGGGCCACTGGCTTGCAGCAGCGCAGCAGCAGCCGACAGGGCAGCATTGCGGCCCATCAGCTTGCGCTGGTCTTCTGTTAGCAATGCATCAAGACCAGACATGGGGCTGCCCGGCATGGTGTTGCCAAAGATGCTGCCGATGTTCGCAAAATCAAAACCTGTTGCCATGTGATTCTCCTTAACCCAGCAGGCCCAAAAGACCACCAACAATAGCGCCAGGGGCACCGAACAATTGGCCACCAGCCAATGCGCCGCCCAATGCGCCAGAGGCCACGTTCTGGCTGTAAGGAGTGGTGGCGATCTGGCCGAGGTTGGCAGGCTGCGCACCCAAGGACGACTGCACCACACCAAGGCGCTGCAAGCCGATGTTTCGGATGGCATCCATCTGCTGCTGCTCCAGTGCTTGACGCGCACCGCCTGCACCCATGACAGCCTGTGCACCACCAAGGCGCAGAGCCTGCTGCTGTGCGGCCAAGCCACCAAGCTGCTGGGCACCACCAAGGCGCAACTGAGCGCCTTGCAGGCCAGCGGTTTGGTTGGCTGCCTGCGCTGCCTGCTGGCGTGCCAAGTCGGCTGCCTGCAACTGCACCGCCTGGTTGAAGGCGTTTTCGTTCAGTTGCGTGCCAAGGGTCGCGGCCTGCTTGGCAAACCCTTGGTTGGTCAAAGCCTCTGCGACACCTTGGCGCGATCCACCGAATGCCTTGGCCTGTGCAGCACGCTCACCCGTTTGCTGGATGGCAGCCTGTCGCGCAGACTCCAAGTCACCCAAGGCGTTTGCACGCACTTGGGATGTGTAGGGGTTCATGTAGCTGGCGATGGAGCCGGGGCCACTCATGCCAAGGTTGGCTTGCAGTGTCTGCTGCTGCATCGGCTGGTAGGCCGTGCCCATGGCCGCTGCCTGCGCTGCGAGGTCAGTGCCAGCAATGCCTGGACCAGCCAAGGCCGTGTTGACCAAAGCCTCCTCGCCAGCTTGATACATGGGGTTCAAGCCTGCGAACTGCTGCACAGGCAATGCGCCTGCTACGCCTCGCGCATTGGCAAAGTTTGCAAGGAAGGCTTCCTTGACATCTGGATCAATGTTCACACCGCTGGTGCTTGTTCCGCCTTTTGACATTTTGTGCCTCTCAATCCAAAAGTGATTTGATTTTCTTCGCTGGAATCTTGCCTTCATTGATCATGTCAAGCAAGCCCTGTCCATATTTTTTGACCGATGATTTTTTGATGACGTATTCGCCGCGCTGAATGTTGACTTGACCTTCGTCAGGTCCATCAGGGTCATTGCCAAAAATTGCAGTGACCAAGCCGCCCTTAAACAAGTCGGCTGCGGTGCTGCTATCGCCCGTGCCACCGTCGCCGCTATTTCCAGCACCACCAGCAGCATTGCCGCCACCAGGTGCACCTGCGTTGGCACCGTCACCGCCAAAGCCAGTATCTGTCCCCATGCTTTCGACAGGCGCATTGTTGGATGCCGTATTGTTTCCGCCAGAGCCATCATCGCCCCCCCCGCCCTCATTGGGCACAGCAATGCCTGTATTGGGGTCTACCTTCTCGTCCAGCAGCACGTTGTACACACCGGGGTTGTAGCCGCCCAAAGCCACGTTTGCCAAGGTGTCGGCATACGGGGTGGTGAAGGGCTGCATCTGGTCCATGATCAGGCCGTAGGGACTGACAGCGCCAGTGAACTGCGCACCGGGTGCTGCGGTTTGGTATCGGGCCAAACCGCTTTGCACTTCAGCCTGTGGGAACTGCTGCCGGGCATTGGCAATGGCACGGTCCAAATCGGCCACACCCCACTGAGGCAGCGCACGATTGATCTCTTGCGCTGTGTAGCCGCTGGCCAGCCACCGATCCAGATCGGCCTGTGTGCCTCGGCCTTCATTGGCCGCATACCAGTTGCGGATTTCCTGCATCCGAGTGTCAGCACCACCAGGCAGTTGCGATGCGATAGAGGTGTAGGGCTGCACTAGTGGCTGCATTGGCTGCGCAGCAACAGGCGCAAATGGCGTCTGCTGGGCCACTTCACCAATGGCTTTGCGCATAGCGTTTTGCAGGTCATTCAAGCCCCACTGCGGCAGGGCTGCATTGATCTCTCGGGCTGTGAATCCGCTGGTGGCCAAGAACCTGTTCAGGTCGCCCTGCGCCTGTGGGTCTGTGCGGCCCACGTTGGCGTTGTACCACTGCTGGATGGCTGCAATGCGGGGGTTGGCAGCACCTGTGGCTGTGCCGCCTGCTGGCAAACCACCACCGCCGACAGTGCCGCCACCGCCAACAGTGCCCAGCAAGCCACCACCAGTGGATGGGGCAGTGCCGGGATTTACATTGCCCCCACCCACAACAGTTTTGCCTGGAGCGCCGCCACCAGTCACAAAGCCACCGCCAACAGATGGGGGTGGTGCATCGCTCCATGGGCGCAGGTCGCCAGGGTCGCGGCCAACACTGGCAAACAAATCCTCGCGCCGTGTGGCCCGATCAATTTGCTCTTGCGCTTGGGCCAGCAGCCGTGGGTCGTTCTTTGGGTCTGTGATGCCTTGACGTTCAAAGACATCACCAATCGTGCCAGACCCAAATGGGTCTGGCTGCGCGGCTTGCCAAGCAATGAATTCACGCCGTTCTGCCTCTGCGCGTGCTGTAGCGTATTGCTCCTCACCACCAAACTGAGGGAATGCAGCCGCCAACTCAGCAGGCGAATACTTCACCAAGATGGCATCTAATGCATCTTGCGTCTGTGGGCCTGCCGCCACCTCTGCCTGAATTTGCGCTGCTGTTGCCATGGTCAAAGCTCCTTTGCCAGTACAGACCACTGTGGGCTGTACCCTTCATCTTGTAAAAACGACTTCTGCCAGCCTCTGCGGCCTGCCAAGGTCACCCTGGTGCAACCAATTGACTTGCCCCAGGATTCGATCAATGGCCGCATCCTTGAAAGTTCATCGAGGTCGCCACCAGCCAAGAAGTAATGCAAATTCTTCAACCGGGGATAGACAATGATTTCCGTCAGCACAATGGACTCGTTGGCTGGCCACACTTGCAGCCTGCTGTCCTTCACCATTTCAACGACATCATCAAAATGGTGTGTGCCTCCAGAGTATTCTAAGGCAGCCTCCACATGGTGGCGCAGTCGGTGCAGATGCTCCAGGTCCATCAGCGTTTGCCCATCGGCACAGCCTCCAGCCTCATCACCCCCACCCGCCAGTCGGCCAGCACAGCGCCCGTGACCTTCATGCTGATCTGCCGCCCGGCAAAGCGCACAGACGTTGGGTTGGCTGCGGAGTATGGGCCATAGGACGATTGGCTGCCTGTGGGGTAAAGGCGGGTCTTGAATGACACCACCGCCTCACCCAATGTCTGCTCATCTGGGATGACCTGGCGCACGCTCATGATGTTGTCACCGTTGCCGATCTGCACAGGGCCAGACTCGGCATAGACCGATGCACCGTCATAGGCAAAGCCCACCTCATGCTCGTAGATGTAGCCATCGCTGGACACCATCAGCGGGTATGTGTACACACCGGCATCAACCCCAGCAAGCCGCGCCATGGTGCCAATGTTCCAGTGATTCTCACGGTAGTTGAACGTGACATAGCTGTCGTTTTCGTTGCTGGATGCGCTGGGGTAGAACCACCAGATTTCGCCATACTTGCTCACATGGACCGCATACACCTTGGACGCTTGCGCCATGTTGATGTGGCCAAACACATAGTCCGACACATCGCTGGGCAGTGGCTTGACGTAACCGTCATAAATCCAAAATCCCGACTTGCTCATCCAGATGGCCGCCGTGTCAATGGCCGCCACCGACTGAGCCGAAATCAGGCCGCAGCCGCTGCCCGCCTTCTCAAAGCCGTAGACAAATGGAGCGCCAACGTATTGCGCCGTGTGCACATCCACATCGGTAAACAACAAGTTGATGCCCTTGACTCGCTTACCGGCAATCAGCGACCCAGGTGTGGCCAAGTCATAGTCGCCTGCCAGGTTGTCTGTTGCAGGCGTCCACAGCGTGTTGTTCTCTTGGTCGCACCACTGCACCTTGCGGGGGTTGCCGCCAGCGCCCAGGGCAAAAATAATGCGCTCCTGCGTGACCAGCACCGCCTCGTTGTTAGTTGGGGCGTTGGTGATTGGCGCAGCAATTGTTGGCCCAGCAAAGCCAAGCTGCCACTCGTACAGCTTGCCATCGCCCGATGAACAGGCCACCAAGTACTCGCCCCATGTGTCCAGTGACCATGTGTTGGCTGGCACTGGTTGGCCAGTATCAGGTCGCGCCACGCCATAGGCAGCGGTGCCATAGCTGCTGTACCCGTAACCCGTCAGCACCGTGGAACTGGCCAATCCAGGCGTGAACCCTGTTGGCGTGATGTCCTTCAAGGTGCCTGCCTCGTTCATGACGTACAGCTTGGAGTTGGTGCCTGCGGCAATCCAGCGGTTGGCCGTGTTGTCGCGCCAAGTGATGATGCCTCGGCAGGAGCCTGTCATCTGGGCCGATGACCGCTGGCGCCAGCCGTTGATGGGGCGCAGCGTGTTCTCGTACCAGCGCACCAAGTTGGCGTCATACCAGCGGCCAGCAGCTTGGTACTCCGTGCCATTTCGGTAAACGCCTGGTGGAAGTTTCAGTGGAAGGTACATGGCTCAACTCGGTAGGTTCGACACGAATGTCATGGTGGCAACGACAGCAGCCGTGGACGGGTAATTGCCCGATGCGTTGTAGGACTGAATGCTGACAGTGGTGCTGTCAGCCTCCCACCACAGTTCCACATAGTCGTTGGCGTTCAGACTCAAAAAGTAATTCCAGCCTGCAATCAAATGGCCATCAACACCGCCATGACTGTTGGGCACTGAGATGTATCCCGTCGATCCCGTGATTGCTGTCCCGTTGACCTTCAGCCAAATTCTCGCGTCATGCAACTGTGAGTCTGTGTTTTGGAACTGACCAGACCATTGCAAGTTCCAGATGCCACTGCTGGTCACGGTCATGCGTGAGTTGCTCACCACACTCACGCCGTTGGCGTAGTCGGTGGTATTCAGGGTGATGGCATAAGCCGTGTCGGCAGCCGCAGCCGCTTGGTCTGTGGTGTCTTGGAATGCCCCATACGGGTTATTCAAGAACCTGCCGCCACGGGGGCCAAACAGCGAACCAAAAACCGATGTGATCTTGGAGAAGTAATTGTTCAGAGCGCCATAGTTTTCATTAAAATGTCGGCGCTCGTATCCCTCTGGTGGGTATCCCAGACTTGGAACAAAGGGCGCTTCGATTTGCTGTTTGACATTGGCCATGCTGCAATTATTCCACCTTATGCCATGTCAAGACCGACCTTGCGCACATCCTCAACCCTGCGGCCCCATCCCTTGCCAAATGTCGGCCAGGTTGGCAGGTCCATCAAGAAGGACAGTCGGCGCTTGGCATAGTCGTCAATCAACTGCTTGGAATCGAACGCAGCGACAGCCGCCAAGGTCTTGGGGCCAATGCCGCCATCAGGCTCGACACCGACAGTCGCTTGCAGCCACTTGGCCGCACGGCCTGGGCCGCTGTTGATGGCAGCATCAAACACGATGTAATCCACGCCAGATGGCAGATCATCGCCCTTGATCTTGTCCCAATACTTGCGCTTGTACAGTGGCGCAACGTCAGTAGGAGTCAGGGCACGCATCACCTTCTCGTCCACCGGGTGGCCACAATGCTCCTCCCAGACTGCCTTGGTGCAGCCCAGGTTTGTCATGCCACCAGGGTCAGCCGGATGATTGACGAAACCGCCTTCGTGCTTCAAAACGTGCTGCAAAGCCTCTGCAAAGTTTTCTCTCATTTCACTGGTCCTGTCTTGGAAAGTAAATCAGTCTTGGCTTGTGAGCCTGCGGAACTGCCGAAATAGTAGGCGATGATGCCCGTCCATGCCGTGCCAAGTGACCCCAGCATCATAAGGATGGCGGGGTTGTTGCTGTCCACCTGACCAATGAACATCATGATCAGGATGCCAAAAAACCCGATGGTGACAGCGCCAGCCAGCAGTGGCGGCATCATGCTGCGGGTGGTGGCCTGCATCTCTCTGGCTGACTTGCGGTCTTCCACTTCCAGCTTCTCAAAGTTCAGGCCAAGTTCCTGCGCCTGCTTTTGCAATTCGATCTCAGCGATCTTGACTTGGGCAATCTGCTCGGCAGTCAGCTTGTTGTTGGAGATCATGTCCCCCACTTTGTCTGGATCAACACCAATAGCCTTGGAGATGGCCGACACGGCCATGCCAGCCAATGGGCCACCCATGGCCGTGGCGATGGTCGGTGCGATTTGTTTAAGCCATTCCATATCAATTGCCCCTTTTGGTCAACATTGCTGAAGCGATCTCCAGCATGAATTTTATTTGCTCAATGTCTTGTGGTGGCTCGGACCACCCCACGGTCACCTGTCCAACGAACCTGTGGGAGTCAGGTGGGACACTGACCCGGCAGGTGAATGTCACGCCCTTGTCCAAGTACCACAGGCCCACCTCAGACTGCGCATAACGGTACTCAGAGCAAGGGATGTCGTTGGTCATCAGCTTGATCACATCACTGTTGTTGGCCGTGTTCTGGCTAAACAGCCCCACATCAATGTCCTCGACACTCTTGTCGCGGCCATCCTTGGTGTACGCCTTGTACAGTACCCGGCTGTTGAACAATGGGTTCACCTTGAACACGGCCACCACCGTTGCGCCTGTCTTCTTGAACAGCATGGCGCTGGCGTCATCTGCCCGGCTGGTGTTGATCTCTGGCAGCTTCTTGGACTCCTTGTAGGCGTCACGCATGAATTCCTGGTTCTGCCACAGGAAATAGCCAGAGAAGGCGACCACCCCCATCAAGATGACAGCGAACAGCTTGAAAGGACTGTCCACATAGGACAGCACCTTGTCGATGATGGTGTCAGCCTTCTCGGTCATTTGCGGATGTACATCATGTAAATGTAGGCACCGTAGATTAGCAGGGCTGCAAGAACCAAGGTGGCCAAGCCGATGGCGATGTATTCAGCCAATGCCTCGCGCTTGTTCTTGCGGATGATGGCCGCACGCTTGGCAGCCTCTTGGGCCTCACGCCTGCGCCTGGCTGCTGCTGCTTGGAATTTCACCCAGTCATCCCACATGCCTGGTCGGCCAGCGTAGACCATGGACTCGCGCAGGTGTTCTTCCTGCTGCTTGAGTTGCTCAAGCGCCATGAATTCCTCCATGTCGCTGCGCTCGGCACCACCTGCTGCTTTGCTGGTGGCCTTCTCTTGAATCTTGGCCTTGTTGTCGAAATAGTCAAAGACCCGTCCACCAAGGGACGACAACTCTTTGCCATTGGCCAGGGCAGCTTTGATGACGTTGAATGCTGCGTTCGCA